ATGAAGGCGGCGGTAACATTCCGCAGAACAAAGTCATGAAGTGGCTGGCAGAACAGCTTGCCACGCCCGACATTCCAAAGGTCATGCATAACGCAACCTATGATGCTGGCTGGCTGCGGTGGGCGGGAGTCAAGATCCAAGGAAAGATCATCGACACTATGGTAGCCGCGCCATTGCTGAATGAGAACAGGTTTAGTTACAGTCTCAACAGTTTGGCTAGAGATTATCTTGATGAACGTAAGGACGAAAGGACGCTCCGTGCTGCGGCATCCGACTATGGCTTCGATCCTAAGTCAGAGATGTGGCGGCTCAACTCACGGTTTGTTGGTGCGTATGCCGAGAAGGACGCCGAACTTACATTGAATCTGTGGAATCATTTCAAGGTTGAATTGAAACAGCAGAGCTTGATGGATGTGTTTGACTTAGAGACATCTTTGATACCAGTCATGCTGGACATGCGCGCAAAAGGTGTAAAGGTAGATATCGACAATGCAGAGATAACCAAGAAAAAACTGATAGAGTTAAAGAAGGGCGTTACTCGCGACATTGAGCATGAGACAGGCGTAAAGATAGAACCATGGGTGGCAAGAAGTGTAGCCTCCGTGTTTGATCATTATGGCTTGCACTACAATAAGACCGAGAACAATGGTCAGCCATCTTTTACCAAGGCGTTCTTGCAAGCCTGTTCACATCCCATAGCGGCAAAGATCCTGCGGTTGCGTGAACTAGACAAGGCAAGCAATACATTCATCGACAACATCCTGAAGTTTGCACATAACGGACGTATACACTGCGAGTTTCATCAGCTTCGGTCAGACGATGGCGGCACGGTCACAGGCAGATTTTCGTCTAGCAATCCAAACCTCCAGCAGATACCGGCACGAGATCCAGAAATTAAGGCCATGATCCGTGGCCTGTTTGTGCCAGATGAAGGGTGCAAGTGGGGCAGCTTTGACTATTCAAGTCAGGAGCCGAGGCTCTTGGTGCATTGGTGCGCTAGCGTAGGTAAGAAGTTCCGTAGTCCGATGATTGATGATGTTGTAGCGCAGTATCATGAAGGCGATGCTGACTTCCATCAAATGGTGGCCGAAATGGCTGACATCAGCCGTAAGCAGGCAAAGACGGTCAACTTAGGCATCATGTATGGCATGGGCGTGGGTAAGCTGTCACATACGATGGATATTGATACGCAAGAGGCCAAGGAACTTTTGAACACTTATCATAACAAAGTCCCATTTGTGAAAGGTCTGGCTGATCTGGTGTCAACGCAAGCCAGCAAACATGGAAAGATACGGACGATATCGGGACGGCTATGCAGGTTTGATATGTGGGAGCCAAAAACATTTGGCTATAACAAGCCTATGAGGCGCGAGGAGGCCGAGAAAGAGTACGGACCTGTATTGCGTAGGGCTTTTACTTACAAGGCGCTGAACAGGCTTATACAAGGCTCTGCGGCAGATCAAACCAAGGTTGCTATGGCAGAGTGCTACAAAGAAGGTTTGGTGCCCTTGCTTACAGTGCATGACGAACTCTGCTTCAATGTCGAGTCCGAGGAGCAAGCGGTAAGAATTACGGAGATCATGGAGACAAGCATGGAACTCAAGGTGCCAAGCAAGGTCGATCAGGAATTAGGGGACAACTGGGGACAGGTAGGATGACAGCATTAAAGAACGTCCAAGTGAAGTTAGCCGAACTCATAGAAGAAGTATGGAGGCACCCAGAGATATGCCTGTCTGATACGCAGGATCTGGATGAGTTCGTTAACAGCCTGCTTCAGGCGCAAAGCAACCTGAATAAACTAATGGCATCTGAGGAAGATTAGTCGGCCAACGCCCTCATCCGGTCTACTAAACGCCTAGCTCGGTTCGGAACCTGCGTATACCAGCGCGAGTCAACCATCTCATCCGCTGCTTTATCCCAGTCCCTAGCATCAACGCCAGCTTTCATACCCTTGAACTTGGATAGTCGAGGCCGACCCATATTGAACATCATGTTGCAGATGATATGCTGTGCTTCTTCTGGCAAGTCGTCAAAGTCAGGATACAATACTTTGCATTCGTCAATCGTCACTGCCATGTCTAACGCAAAAAGGTTCTGCACACGATCCTGTTCTACAACTGTGCCGACAGGTTTACCGTGTTCCTCATCAGTTTCAGTAATTAGATGACCAATGCCGCAAGTGGGCAAGCCTAGGTGATCTAGGTATATCTCGTATTTACACCCTTCATCTTCCGCGATCTCTTCGCGTAATTTATCTTTGTTCATGGTGTTGTCCTTCCTAGGCTCTGCGCCAACGCTTGTGTCGCAGGATCAGGTAATAAGATTGGTGAAACTCCTCCAGCCGTGCCTGCCCCACCAGGCTGTACGTTTGGTGCTTGAGTTATGGCTGTCCGAGCCGTTTGTAATGCTTGATTGGCTACAGGAGCAAGTTGTTGTCTAGCCGCCGCTGTCACAGGGCGTACTTCTTCTGCTGTTTGCTCTACGCTCATGCGCGTACCTTGAACTGTAGCCGCAGACATAATTTGCCAGAATGCTTGAAAACCCTGTGCAATGGGATCATTAGCCTTAAATTTGCCAGACATAAATTCTTTGACACTGTTAGGCTTACGAGAAGCCATCATCATGCGAAGAACCTTTGGATTACGCAATGCTTTAGACATTCCTGCGTACATAACAGCGGTCGGCAACGCTGTAGTCAGGTTACCCATGAGTTGAAACAGACCTAAACCAAGAGCAATATTTGGTGCCGCAAGACCACCTTTACCAGCAATCGAGGCGTTAGACGCACGAACCATAGTCTCTGCCATGGCTGTCAAACCCTCTGCGCCATTGGGTCCGAACATTGCATTTAGTGTATCGTCACCATAAGACCGCAATACAGATTGAAGTTTGTTACCAAGCCTGCCAGATTTGAATGATTCTATAAAATCATCTGTCATACGAACTTGTCCAGTTTCGTCTACTGTAGCACCGATCTGCTTTAGAATTCTGCCCATTGCGGCATCTTTCACTTGATTCATTCTTTCAGGAGACAAAAATCTTTGAGCCTGACGAATAGAACTAGGTGAGTTAAACACTGCCTGCGCAATTACTTCAGGGTCGTCTGTCTGTTGCAAGGTGTTTATTAACCTGTCTCTATTTAAAGCAGAGCGTGCGGTCTGTGCAGCTTGAAAATCTTTGAGTGCTTGACCAAGAGGCTTACTACGCAATGCCTCTGCAACTCCTGGTGAAAGGTTCGCCTTGCCACGTTCAAGAACACTGATGACATCGTCTAATGCTCTCATGTCTTCGCCAAACAACTTATCAACTGTTGTCCCCTTCTGGCGTATGTTTGCAACAAGTTCAATCGGATCAATAACCGCCTCTCCTGTTGCAGGGTCAATGGTCCGAGATGCACGGATTTGCTTCTCAAGATACATCTTAGCCAAGCCTTGACGAACCTCATCAGCCATTTCTGAACCTTTGCCGCGTATCGTTGCACGTTCAAAGGCTTCACGTTCCAAGCGTGCCGCCTCTTGTTCCACGAATCGTCTAGTTGGATCGTTAGGAGCAAGATTCTCTACATCTTTGAGAGCTTCTTCTACGGTACGTCCACCAATGCGTTGTTGTTTTAAGATTCGGGCACCAGCGTCCAAGTCTGCAATACCTGCTTCTGCGCCAAGTGCCTTGTTTGTTGGCACACCACGAATGGCTTTAAACAATTGATCAAGTGCTTCTGGATTGTCTTCCTGTACAATCTTGTCAAAGATAAACTTCATGTTCATCTGACCATTCTGTGCCTGCTTGACGATGTCCTGCACTACTACGTTGTCAAAACGTTTTACCCCAGTACGATATAAGTTGTTTGTCCTACGCAACAGACTCAATGCTTCTTGTGCATCACCAAAACTAACTCCATCTAATTGAAAGTCTTTTGGCAGTCTAAATGTTTCGTCTCCAACAACAGCTTTTCCATCTGGTGATTTGAAGTTACGCATTTGAGATAATTTGATTTCGGCATCAAGAAAAGCATCGTTAATAGATGCCTTTAACGAACCTAATGCTCCTACATTAACATCGTTCATTAGTGCTGGATTGTAAG